GACGAGTCAATATGTGATCGCCTTGTATACTCACTAACGATACCTCCTTGTTTTCTTTGCAATTTTTTTGGGTTGCGCGACGTGCTGCTTACCTTTCTTTGTACCTTTGCGTTTAGCCTTTGTAGTGGCCGCGTATTCCTTGGAGCTTAGTTTCTTAATAGCCCTTTCTGGAAGATACCTTTCCCCTGTTGCCTTCTTCCCCTGCGTGGACGGCTTACCCGACTTGGTTCGCCACTTCTGCTTTGTCCAATCCTTCAGGGATTTCTGGGATTTTTTGAGGGGCATTACTTGCCAACCTTTTTCATCGCTTGCTTGTGCGCTGCGGTGAAGGTTCCCCCGTTTCGCATGACCTTTCTCATTTCAGCCATGTGTTTTTTAGTGTGGTGAACGGCGTGTTTCTTCAGAGTGTCTTCCTGACGCTTGGTCAGCTTGCCGGGAGCTTTCTTTTTGACGGCCATTATTTATAACCTCCACCGGCTTTCTTGTACTGGGAAGCCAGCATCTGAGCCTTTCTTGCCGACCATTGTCCCGGCTTTCCGCCCTTGCCGCCTGACTTAATCTTATTGAACAAGCGTTTACGCATGGTGGGCTTTGTATAGTTTCCCGCTTCGTTAACTCGTGACTTAGTCTTCTTTTTTGCTGGCATTACCTGCGGCCTCCACAATGTCTTCAGCAATCTTGGCCCCTAGCTTGGCACCTTCGATCTTCTCCTTAGACGAGGTCTCCTTGTCATCGACAGCAGCCTTCATGCTTTCCGTTGCAATCTTGGCTCCAATCTGAGCGCCCGTCGTTTTCTCCTGAGATGAAATACGCATCCGCTCTGTCTCTGCCGTTGTCTGGGTTTTGAGAAGGTCAGCTTCGACACGCATCTGGTCTCCCTTGGCTTTCCGCTCAATATCCGCCGCTTGCAATCGAAGCTCTTCCTGCTGCATCTGAACAACGGGGTCTTCCATTCTTTTGCGGTTTTCTTCGGCTTGAGCTTCTGCGATATCTTTTTGCAGAAGCTTCTCTGCGGCAGCGGCCACAAGACCTGCAAGTCTTTGCTCCACGTCGCGTGGCAGCGGCTCTCCAATCGGGGGAAGCTCGACACCAAGCTGCTCTTCAATTTCAGAACGATACTGGAACGCCAGATGTTCACGAAGATGAGCCTCAAGCGCAGCTTGTATTGCAGCAGCATTAGGCGACTGCTGTACGAGAGCCAGTATCTTCGGGTCTTGTATAGCTGCCATATGGGTACGGATGTGTGCTTCATGGTCCTGATAAGCGAAAGCCTTGACGGGCTTCATGTTAATTATGTTCATGTTTTCGCTGACAGGGTCTTCCGGCATAACCTCCGCGCCGACAGGAATAATCTTGTCTACGTTCTGGATACCCAGAGTTTCCAGCATTTGCTTGTGAAGCTGGGGCAAGTCATACATTTGTGGGGCTTGCTGGGCGAGTTGGAGTGCAGCCTGATACTGCATAATCCGCTGCGCCATTGTCGTAGCATTGGGGTCCGAAACAGGAATTACATCAATGCGGTCATCAAAGTCCGTCTTACGATTGGCGTCTCCATTGACTTCGTAGTCATAGACGGCGGGAAGGAAGTCCTTGATAACACCCGCTAGTATCTTGAACTCGTTACGCAAGGAAGCATGTAGCCGCGCCTGACACGCAGACATGACTTTCATGGATCGTTCAAGGATAGCAAGCGTGGAACCAACGGGAGCCTGATTGCTCATCTCTCCGATATTCATATCGGGAACAGCCGCATATTTACGGGCTTCGTCAACGATTGTGCCAAGCAACTGGTAAAGAGTTCCAGACGGTTCCTTGTATGGCATGAAGCTTATGTTGTCGCGGATTGAGCCTCCGGGTACATCAACGTCACGAAACTCGCCGGGAGCTATCGGTGAATCGTCACCCTTAATCCGCAAGCCTCGCGTCTTCAGACCTGCGGGAAGATTGCTCAGGGTTCCGGCATCAACTAGCTGGCGCAGAATAGACGTGGCAGACTTTGCCATGCCACCGATCATGTGGGTCAGTCCAATCCCGTAGAACCCAAGTCCCGGCATAAACTTGTAGTGCGAGAAGTGCATACGCCGCATCTTGCGCTCGTCGCCCTTGTTCCAGTTTTTGCGAATTGAAAGAATGTCGCGAGACTGGCTATCGATGGTCACAACATACGGACACGCAATCCCTGTCGGCTCACCGTCCTTCTCGTCTTCGTATCCCTCAAGATCAAGATCAACGTGCATTTCAAGAAGGGTATAGCGATCATCATACTCGACAGACGGATCATCACCCTGAATGCGATCATAGGCAGATTGTATCTGGCTGTAGTCGGGGCTTGGCTCAGGAAGATCGACATCCCTGTAGAACCCCGCCACCTGTAGCTTTCTGACTTCGTTGGTCGTCTTCTTCATTACATGGGTGAACCGCTGACAGCTTCTCAGGTCAGTCGCGCCATACGCCACAACCAAGTCTTCCGCTGGTACAAACACGGCACACGCCCTGCCCATATCTACGTCGTAATAAATTTTCTTGAAGGCTGATCCCGCAAGCGGCAGATGAAACAATAGCTGCTCATGCTCACTGCGATAGTCAGTCATGACTTCCGTGATCTGGAAGTTCATTTCATTCTGCACACGAAGAGCCTGTTCTTCTTTTTCCGTATCTATGTTGCCAAGCACCTGCGTCTTGACGGGACCGGAAGAAGGAAAGGTTTCCATCATGGAGTGCGCCTGATAGCGAATAATGCTTTCTGTCAGCACGGGATGGAAGACACCACAGGCACCGGGAAACGGCTGTGTTCTGTCTTCGATTTTGAGACCGAGAAGATCAAGACCCTTGATGTATGTTGTTTCCCAGTCTTTGCGGGACATACGATCTGACTCATATTGACCCATCAACTCCATCGCAAGATGCTGCAAGTCACCGTCTTCCATGAACTCGGCAAGGTTTGCATTGTGTGCGCTGGCGTCTGGGTCTTCGTCTTCAGAGCGCGGATCAAACTCAATGATCACGCCGCCGTCCTCGGTTTCAATCGAAACAGCCTCAGGATTGAGAACACCTATTGATACGTCAGCCTCGTCCTGCTCGGTATCAACCTCGATTACTTCTTCCGTTTCTTCTGGAAACGGTCCACTCACCAAGGGTTTCTCTATAGCCATTAGCCCGTCCTTCCGATCAGTAATACTCTACAGTGTCACGCCAATGCTCCTGCTCCACTTCATCACCGGCAGCGCGGACAAACCCACCCTGCCTGAAACGCAGCAATGCCTGAGTGCTGGAGTCCACCAGATCATCATTAGACCCAGAAGGAAATGAAGCAAACTGCTCTATAACCTCTTCAGCCCATCGGGTCTGTGGTGCCCAAACAATTCCAGAATGGAAAAGGTCAGCAACCGCATTTACCCGTGCAATCTTATCGTTACCGCGACTCGGCGTAAAGTCCGTTACAGGTATGCCCATTTGCCTTAATTCAAATATCAAAGGCATTCCCGTAGCTTTCCCCTCAACGATAAATGCGTCTGGCGTCCAGTCACAGTAATGCTCATAAGCTTTTGCTTTGAGTTCTGGAAACTCCATCCTGTCTTGAAATGCGTTTAACAGTATCAGGTGATGGTTGTTAGCTTCTTCATTGAACCACACACCCCATGTCGTACACGCAGAAAAGTCGCTTCGCTGCGTCTTCAGGAAAGCCGTGTCCCAAGACTGAATAATAAAATCACAAGGGGGAGGGTCTTCGCGTTCCCACTCCTGCCACCATTCCCTTTTGATAATAGCGCCTTGTTCACTCGTCGGGTCTTGCTGATACTGAGCCGACCACTTGGTTACAGGTAATTCATTCCTGAGAGTTTCAAGTTCTTCAAGCTTCCAGAACTCCGGCCACAGCGCATTACCTGACGGCATGATTGCGGGTAGCTCAATAAGCTCCCACTCATCAGAACCCTGCCGCTCAATCGACGCCTTGATAATCTGGCCCGTAAGGTCACGCTGGTGCCACCGCGTCATAACGATAACGATGGCCCCTCCCGGCTGGAGACGCTGGCGTGGGCCTGAGGTGTACCACTCATACACACGATCAAACACGTCAGCGTTATACGCTCCTTGCTGGGCATCCTGTTCGGAGTGCGGGTCATCGATAATCAGGAGGTCAGCACCTTTACCAGTTACAGCACCGCCGACACCGATAGAGAAGTAGTCACCGCCAAGGTTTGTATTCCACCGACCGGCTGCTTTTGAGTCAGCCCTCAATGAAACATTTGGAAATATATCCTTGAAGGACTCATCCTGAAAAAGGTTCCTGACCTTTCGGCCAAAGCCTGTAGCGAGTTCAGCGGTATGTGCGGTCTGAATAACTTTCTTTTCCGGGTACTGCCCCAGAAACCAAGCAGGAAGCAGATAACTTGCAAACTCGGATTTGGTATGACGGGGTGGCATGTTGATAATCAGACGCTTGAGTTCACCCCGTGCGACACGCTCGAACGCCTCACCCATAATCTCATGGTGCCGTCCTTCGATAAACGCTGGCCACACAGACTTAACGAAGGTGATATATTCGCTTTGACAGTTTTCCCGCGTCTCTGCTTTTTTGATTTTGTCTACAAGCGCAAGAAGC